AAAAGAAAATGATGTACTTATATTTAGAGTGCAAGAAGAAATAAACAATCATTGTGGTGTATACATTGGAAATGATGTTTTTTACCACCATGCAGTTAATAGATTGTCGTGCAGGGAGAGTTTATACCCTTTTTGGCATCAATACTTAGTAGGAGCTTATAGATATGTTGCGTAAATTATATTTAGCAGGAGACATGGGAGAGAAATTCGGGGATGTTGTAGAGGTGGCAGCTAGTAGTGTGCAAGAAGTTATGCAATATCTTGAGGCAAACCATGATGGATTGAGGAAGTATCTTATAGATAAAACTGAAAACCAAATAGGCTTTAAAATTAAAATTGCAGATGAATATATAACAGATGAAAAAGAATGTTTATTGCCTTTAGATAAAGGAGATATTATTATTACCCCTGTTCCCGTAGGGTCAAAAGGAGTTTTTAAAGTTATAATAGGAGTTATACTGATAACAATCGCTCTAATGAATCCAGCGTGGCTGGCAGCAATGAGTTCTTGGGTGTATTATGGTATGATGGCTGCAGGACTGATGTTAGCAATGATGGGAATAATGGAGTTGATGATGCCCGATCCTGCGACAGATGAAGAAGAGGGTCAAAAGGAAGGGTATTTATTTCAAGGGTCAGAACAATCTATTCCTGAAGGGGCTCCTGTTCCTGTATTATACGGAGAACTACGAGTGCCTGGTAAGGCAGTTTCATTTGATCTAAGGAATACAACAGAAACAATAATGTCTTCTGAAAATGCGGGAGGGTCTTATGCCCTTTTAGGAGATGATGAAGGAAATATCGTTCGTTATCCTGCGAGTGCTGAATAATGTTTGATTGGGATCCAAATAGACCAATACCAGGGACTCCGGGATATAATGATCCTGTGGGGGCTGCGCAACGTGGTTCTGATATTCAGGAAATCTCTGTCACTGACTTAATTTCCGAAGGACCTATAGAAGGTTTGGTAAATGGAGAAGCATCTGTTTATTTGGCGGGGGATGCCTTATCTGATACAAATAGAATTTTAAAAGAAAGCCCTAAAGCAGCAGAGGCAGAAACAGGAGAGCCCCATACTATAACTTTTGCCGCAGCTTCTTCGTCAAATCAACCCGTTACTGCTTCTCTTAAAGACAGAGCAGGAAATACAGCGTATTATAATGATTTAACAGAAACTTATAGTAAGTCACATATTTATCGTTGGATAACGGTCCATTCAGTTGCTTCCTCAAAAGTAAAAATAGAAAGAATAGTTAAAAAAGGCTGGGAGGGTATGCTCACAGGCATAGGAAGTGTAAGATTATGTGCTGTGGCTAATACTTCTCCTTTTGGAGAAACTACATTTTTTACTCAAAGTACTAAAACTACTCAGCAGGGTGGAATACTTTTTAATCTAAAACCAATAATTAGAATTAAGTTACCTAACGGTCAAGTTATGAAAGGTGATTTAATCTCTACTCATGATACAAGCTATAGCTCTGAATTGAATTCAGGAAATACAAAACGTGCTATTTTTAGACCTTGGTCGACCGTTGCAACTATAGGTGATACAGATAAAGAAATATTTGCAGCAGGAACAAATGAAGTCTATGGAGAAGTATTTATAGATAGAGTTCTAAAAGTAGAACTAAGAGAAGTTAGTAGTAATAACGTTATTTATATACCAAAAAACAGTTCATCTCTTGCCGTTACGGATAAAGAATTTACTTTAGGGTCTGAGATAACAATAAAAGGATCAAGCACCAATGGAGGAACTCCCGCTAATACACAGAAATACCCCGGATCTTCCCTTGAATTTCGTATAGGAAATCGTACTCAAGAACCTTTTTATCAGATGTCAGGTACGGGGGTTGCTTCTTTTCCAGTTACACTAACAAGTAATCAAAGCGAGGTGTTTGATACTACAAACGCCTACCCTACCTCTATACCTTCAGGCTACCCCACTGTAGATCCGCTACCGACCGGAATGGTACAGAAAACCATAGTATTTAGTAGCTCTTTTACAAGCGCACAAATAAATGAAATTGATCGTGTAAAAGTACAGTTTGAGTTCCCCGGCGGTCACTATGCAATGGACGAAGAAGGAACTGATCTATCTGCAGGAGCTGCTTTTAATATAGAACTTCAAGGATCTGAAAGCGGAGGAGCAAATCCTACAGATTGGAAAGACCTTACAGGAGGGGCCTTTAAATATCAAAAATGGTTTGGACTTCAAAAAACTTCTATTGCATACACCGTTGACATTCCTATAAATACTTTCTTAAATATAAAAGATTTAAAATTAGTAGTTACCCGTCTAACTCCCGATGGACAGACTAATGATAATAACCATACTGGCAGATTGACTGCTGGAGGTTACATTATTCGAGGGCGAACCGACGAGATAAGTGCTGTCGTAGATGGCGTAAAAATTGCACAAATTATAGCAGTTATTGATGAAAAACTTGAACATCCTTTTGCTGCTATGGCTGCAGTAAGATTTAGCTCAAAAAGCTTTAGTGGACCCCCTAAACGTGCTTATCATGTGCGAGGGCTGAAAGTAAAAATTCCATCAAACTATGTGCCAAGACACCTAACAGATACAGGTGTAGCAACTTATACAGGATTATGGAACGGAGAGTTCAGTGATGAAGGCACCAGTAATTCTAGTAGTCTTGAACTAGGTACATATTATACGGATAACCCTGCATGGATATTTTATGATATACTTATAAATAATAGATATGGTTTGGGAGACTTTTTACAAGCACAAGAGATAAATAAATTTCAACTTTATAAAATTGCAAAGTATTGTGATGAGTTAGTTCCTACAGTTAACGGTGGAACAGAACCTCGTTTTACTGCAAATTTATACCTTACTAAAGCCACGGAAGCATATAAAGTTCTTAAAGATATGGCAACAATTTTTAGGGGTATGTTGTATTGGATGGATGGACAGATGTCAACAATACAGGATGCTCCTGCAACTCCTATCTACAACTTTTCGGAATCAAATATACTTGAAGGCACACTTACAACTCAAAATACTGCTAGTAAAACCAGAAAAAACCAGTATACCATCATGTGGAATAATCCCTTAGCGAGCTATGCACAGGAACCCCTGTTAATAGAAGACAGAGAAAACATAATTGAAACAGGAAGAGTTCTTCCTGGTAAAGCAGTTGCTTTTGGTTGTACTTCGGAAGGTCAGGCAATAAGAGTGGGAAGATGGAAGGCATGGACAGCAGTAAATCAAACAGAAATTATTAGATTTAAAACTGCTAGTAACGCTAGTTTTCTGGTGCCAGGAGATATAGTAAATGTACAAAACAAAGGAGAAACAGGAGTCAGTTTTAGTGGAAGAATAACTGCTTCTTCCAACTCTGCTATCACATTAGATAGAGATATTGCAACTATTTCTTCCGAAGCACAGGAAGCTCGGGGGAATGCAGAGACTTTTTCTTTTCAATCAAGTTCTGACTATACATACACTTTAGCCCTGTTGGTTATGAATCGTGTTGTAGTTCTTTCACAAGATGCTGCTGTAAATGTAACTCATGGAGGAACTACTTATACGTATAATCGAGGAGACACTGTTACTTATGGAAAAATTTCAGGAACCTCAACTGAACTTATTGGTACTAGTGATTCCGACGAACAGGTAGAAAAAAATATTTCAAATATACAGGATGATGATGGCAACGATATACTAGTAGAGTTCAGAAATTCTACCTCTGTTGAGAGTAAGCCATTTACTTCTTCTAATGTATCTATCGTGAATGGAGTAACCCAAATAGCAATTTCCAGTGCTTTTTCTGGTACTATCCCGTCCTCTACAGTATGGGCTATTAAAGAAACCTTTAAAGGCGTAAATACTTTACCTTCATATAAAGAATATAAACTTTTAGGTATAAAACAAGATAAAGACAATAATTATGAATTAACAGGCGTAGAATTTTCTAATAACAAATTTGATATAATTGATAAAGGTATGCAAACAGCTGTAGAAGATCCTGTTTATCGTCCAGAACCTACTATTGTTCCCCAGCCTGAATCGGTATATGTATTTGAGACACCCAGATATAAACAACAGCTTCAAGAATTACATGTTATGTGGGAAACTCCTTTAAATACAGATGGTACAGAATATGAACACGTATCATCTTTTGTTATGCATATAGAGCCAAAATTACCTGATGGAACTGACGTAATAGAAATTGAAAATGCTTCCAGAAGGTTGATGCGCTTTAGTGATATCCCTGATGGTGTATATAGTTTTGGAGTTCAAACCATATCTAAGGAAAGCAAAAGGTCAGAAATTAAGTGGCAGGCAATAGATGTAAAAGATAAATTTAAAATTTCTTGCGCTAGAACAACAGAAGGAGTGCCTCTTGGTATACGATCAAACACAAAAATGTCCTCAGGTACTAGCACATGGTCTATGGATAAAGCTGCCTGGGCAATGCAATCCCCTGGAGCCCCCGGCACAGTAGTAGATAATGCTAATACAGGGACAGGCGCAACATATCAACAAAGTTTAACTGCTCTCGGAGACGGAAAACACGCATATATTTATTTTGATGCAGATTCTACTTCTGACTATTTTAAGTTAACTTCTAGTGTTGCTGCCGATTTTGAGAATACTTCTCAAGCATACTGGAGAGATTTAACACAATATACAGCAAACTCTGAAAATGATTGGACAGACTGTACTGATAGTGCAGATGCGAGAGTAACCGTTGCTCCTAGATCAAATAAAGTTGTTAAAAGCGAAGGAACAACCGCTTTTCAAACTAGGTTTGAGTTAGGAGATATAATTCGAATAAAGTATGCTTCTAATAAGTATGTTGGTGCAAAAGTAGCTTTTATAGAGGATGACGATACTTTATATGTAGATAGAAGACTTAATCATACTACTTCTACTATTACAAGTGTAGATGAAGCCAAGGCAATTGCAAGAAATGCCTTACGTTATGATACTGCAAATGATGCTATTATAGCACGAATATATAGAAGTGGTAGCACTTATACTCACGCTCCTCTAAATTGGATAGAAGATGTATTGCTTACAGGGTTGCGGGCACTTATAGTTTCTTCAGATATAACAATACTAAACTATAATGCCGCAGGAGCACTACAAAACAATGCTGCAATTACTATAACTGCGGATGCAACTGCTTATACAGCTCCAGAGTTTCAAGTAACTGGAGGAGGCTTCTCTGGCGTAAGTACAAGTGCGGATGGAGGCTATAGTACAACTGGAGTAAGTGGGCAAACACTAACTAAGCAAATACATAATGGAAGCACTAATATAGCCATGGGGGATAAATCTCCTCTTGAGTTCACGGTTTCAGTAAGGGAGTCTTCTGATCAAAGTAATGTAAAAAGTAAGACATTTAGAATTAGTAAAATACAGGATGGTCAGTTAGGATATAATGGAAAGAAAAGTACTACTGGGTATCTCTATTATAATACTCAACAAGCAAGTGCACCTTCTGCTCCCTCTTCTAGTAATGTAGTTATTACATGGTCAACAGGAGTTCTATCAGGAGGAGTAATAGGTACAGGCTCCACAAACTGGAATCAAATAGCTCCTATTGCGACTGGAGGAACTTCAGGTTCCAAGATGTATTATGTATATTATAATGTGGAACAAACCGATGATGATGTAGAAAATGAGGCAACTACAAGTGCAGTAACTTTAGGAAGTACAGTTCATACTGCAACAAATTTTGTAGGGCTTGTAAGATTTACCGGTACCAATAGCGTGGCGGACGGAAGCGGAGGTGGTTTAAGTTTTGGTTCTTCTGGTACAACTACTATTGATGGGGGCAAGATTACTACAGGTACTATTGATGCTGCTCGTATATCCTTGAGTGGGAAAAATGTAAGTGACTTAACTAATGATGCTGGATATTTAACATCTCATCAATCTCTATCGAATTATCTAACAACTAGTGCGTTGAATAGTGCATTAAGTGCTTATTCCACAACTAGTGCAATGAATACTGCTTTAGGAGCCAAGTTAACAATTACTGACTTAGCGGGGGAGCTTTCAAGCGAGGGAGTTGCTTTTAGTGCTAGTCTAACAGAGCAACTCGCAGAAGATGTAAACACAGAGGCGGGAGGAAGCACTCTTACCGGGAATAATATTGCTAAATTTAAAAGCGCTCTTACTGCTGCAGGTATTGCTCTATCTGCAAATACTCCTTTTGGCACAGCAACAACAGATATAACAGCAGGAAGAATTGAATTAGTAAGTAATAATATGAGTTTGCAACAATCTTCTGCCACAGCAACAAGAGAAAATAGTATAGTTATTGAGGCCACAAATAATGCAAATAGAATTGTAATCTATGACGGAACTGTGGCTAGGGTTACGATTGGTAAGCTATAAGAACCACCCCAAAAATAAAACTTGACTAAGCATGTCCTTTGAGATATAATTTCAAAATGGAGAAAATACATGAGTGCGGGAACATATAACTTAGTAATCGACCAAGGCTCCGACTTTGCTCTTGACTTGGTGATTAAACAAGCAGGAACAGCTCTAAACCTGTCTAACTATTCAGGTCGAGCGCAGCTGCGTACGTCTGTGGATGCCAGCTCTGCTTCTGCCTCTTTTACTGTTACTGTAACAAATGCAGCGAATGGAGCATTAAAAATGCAGTTACCTGCAGCAACTTCTTCCGGTATTTCAGCAGGACAGTATGTATACGACTTAGAAATCTTTACGTCTAGCGATTCTATTGTTAAAAGAATAATACAGGGAGAGGTAACTCTTACACCTGAGGTAACTCGATGAGTGGACAAACTACTTTGGAAGTTACTGAAAATGTTACAGAAGTCAGTGCTTCTGGTGATACATTGACAATTACTCTTACCGATGATGTTACTGAGATACAAGCGTATACATTAGCTATACCCTTTGAAGTACCTGGTCAAATTACTGCAAATAATGTAACTGTTACTCCTTATAATACTATTGCTTCAACAAATTTACAAACAGTTTTACAAGGGTTAGCAGATCAAGATTTTAGGGGTACCTCTGCTCCAACAGGTTCAACTGTGTCGGAAGGGGATACCTGGTATGACACAGATGACGATCAATTAAAAGTCTATAGAGAAACGAGTTCTGGGGTCTTTGCATGGGTTCCAATAATGGTTGGAAACATATCAGCTGACTCAGACACAGTAGACGCAGGATCCTATTAGGATATTCGGAGTTATAAATGGCTCAAACAATTAAAATTAAACGTACTACAGGTACAGGCAAAGATAGTTCTGTAGAACAAGGAGAGCTGTTTTATGCGTATGGATCTGGGGGTACTTATGGAAAGCGTCTTGCTATTGGTCATGTCAATGGTGGTGGAAACACTCCTGAGATCATTGGTGGATCTCTATTTATGGATATGCTCGACCATACCGCAGGAACCCTTACTGCTAGTAGTGCGATTCTTGCAGACTCAAATTTAAAAATTGATGCCCTTAAAATAGGAAACTCAAACAATGCAGGAAGCGTTGAACTATTTGAGGCTTCTTCTAATGGCACTAACTCAATTAAGCTCTTGGCTCCCGCAAGTATTGCTAGTGATATAACATATACGCTTCCAGGAACTGTAACAAATGGTCAGTTTTTAACTACAGACGGTTCTGGAAACTTATCTTTTGCTGCTTTATCAACAACTTTAACAATAGCTGCAGATAGCGGGTCAAATGATAATGTTACAGTTGGTAGTGATACTCTTACTTTTGAGGGTACAGCGAATGAAATTGAAACTACTGTATCTGATAATAAAATTAACATTGGGTTTCCAACAAACGTAACAATCTCTGGAAATCTTACTGTATCAGGTACAACTACTACTGTTTCATCTACTACGGTAAATGTAGCAGACTCTATGCTTGCGCTTGCAACAGGTAATAACTCTAGTGATGCAATTGATATTGGTTTTTATGGCTTATACGACACCTCAGGATCACAAGATGAATATTCAGGTCTTTTCCGAGATGCAACAGATGAGAAATGGAAGCTTTTTAAAGATAATCAAGCAGCTCCAACAACAACTGTAAATACTTCTGGAACAGGCTACTCTGTAGCAACACTTATAGCAAATATAGAAAGTTCGGCTGTAGATATTACAGGAGGAACAATTACAGGTATCACAGACTTAGCAGTTGGAGATGGTGGAACAGGACTTTCAGCAATAGCAAAAGGTTCGATACTTGCAGCAAACTCAGCAAACGTACTTACTGCTGTAGATGGCGGCGGATCAACAGATAAAATGTTATTATACACAGCATCGTCAGATACGATTTCATGGTCAAACGCTATAGACGGCGGAACTTATTCTTAATAGGAGATAGCAATGGCAATGGTAATTAAGCCAAAGCGTAAATTTACTGCTGGGGCTCCGACAACCTCTGATATTGTAGAGGGCGAAATTGCAATTAATACCGCTGATAAGAAGTTATATGTTAGAGATAATGCTAATACTATAATTGAGATTGGTGGTGGTGGAGCAGGTGGGTCAACTACTGAGGTAACCCAAAGTAGTCATGGTCTATCAGCAAAAGATGCAATTCGCCACAATGGTACAGCATGGGTAAAAGCACAAGCAGATGATGGTGCTACTTTAGCACTTGGAATAGTAACTGAAGCGGCTACAAATACTTTTACAGTTGCACAATCAGGAAGATTTACAATATCTTCTCATGGTCTCACAGTAGGACAATGGTACTACTTAGATGCCTCAACTGCGGGTGCACTAACAGCCACTGAACCTACAATTTCACAGCCTTTAGTATATGTAGAAAGTGCTAATGTTATTTTTGTTTATCCTTATCGCCCCACGAATCTAATAGTAAATGGGACAGCATCTGTAGTACCTGGTGATAACACAGTAACCTCAGCAAAGATAGTAAATGGTACCATAGTAACAGCAGACTTAGCAGATGATGCGATCACAAGTGCAAAAATAGCAGACGATGCTATTACTTCAGCACTTATAGCAGACGATGCAGTTGTAACAGCCGCTATAGCCGATGATGCTATTACTTCAGCACTTATAGCAGACGATGCTATTACTTCAGCACTTATTGCAGACGATGCAGTGGTAACAGCCGCTATAGCCGATGATGCAATTACTTCAGCACTTATAGCAGACGATGCTGTAGGTGCGGATCAACTCGCTGCAAGTGCCGTGGTAACAGCGTCTATTGTAGACGACAGTGTAACTCAGGCGAAGATTGCAGACGATGCCGTGACCCTTGCGAAGATGGCAAGTGGAACGGATGGGAATATCATTAGCTACGATGCCTCTGGTAACCCAGTGGCGATAGTAACAGGAAATGCAGGGCAGGTTCTAACCTCTGCTGGGGCCGGAAGTCCACCAACATTTGCAGATGCAGCTGGAGGAGGATTGTCCCTTCAGGCAACCCCTAAAACTGCCAATTTTACAGCCGTTGCAGGAGAACAGTATATTGTGGACACAAGTAGTTCTGCATTCACAATGACATTTCCTGCGTCCCCTAGCGTAGGAGATACAGTCGGAGTGATTGATTATGCAGGAACCTTCCATATTAACAATCTAGCGTTGGGCCGGAATAGTGTTAATGTTTTAAGAGCAGCAGCAGATGGGGTTATTAATACACAAAATTGGTCAACAAACTGGATGTATGTTCATGCAACCCCTGGTTGGCTTCCAGTAGGGTAAGGAGAGAAAATGGCTTCAACACAAGAATTTTATGGGAATGGATTACCTGGCAACTGTGTCAGAGATCCTCGTTACATGCCGATATATACACAAACTTCTACTTTTTGGATGGTGGCAAGCCAAGATACGATGACCTCAGGCTACCCCGGAACTACAAGTAGCACCAATTTTTGGTCTACTTTCAACGGTATCGGAACGGTTCTCTATTCAAATACCTCTTCTTTTACCGATATCATTAACATCAGTGATTCAAGCTATCCGATTGCAGTCAGTTGTGTAATAGGCCCAATGTGTGACTCGGCTGCAATTACATATATGAGATTTACGGTGGATGATGTCGTGTATACGCTGGATACCAAACATTCTACAACCAATAACGCTGCTTGGGGGTGTTTCGATTTCGTGTCAAAGACTTATGGTGGAAGTACGAAATACACTGGAAGTGGAGAGCGTTTTGGGTCCGAAGCCACAAGCTATGGGGGTGGGTCTGATGGAAAATCATACTTCACCCGTGCTTGTCCTGTAGAGACAAATGAAGCAATCAATAGAGGGATGCCGGTTCTGGTTGCAGAACATTCCATGAGGGTCGAAATAAAAGCCGCCAATATAAGAACTGCATGGCCTTATTTTGGGATGAATCAAGCATGTGCATGGAGATATTTAGGAAAATAATTATGGCGATTAGAAATATCAGCAGACCCGGACAAGAAGTTCAACACGGGGATTATATTGAAGAAGACCTGGTGGGGGGAGGCACTTTCTCACGCTATCATTGGTCACCTCCAGAAGTACCGGAACCCACTAGCGCAGAAGATATCGCGGAACGGGACAGGCAGCTAATAGAAGACGCAAGGGAGTGGCGTGATCTTGAGTTAGTAAAAACGGATAATATGGCCCAGATTCCCGATTGGCCTGACCGAGACAAGTACATTGCCTATCGCACCAAGTTACGGGATTGGCCTAGCACATCCGATTTTCCAGCCACAAGACCAGAATTAGGATAATATATGTCAACATCACCAGTAGCCTCAGCAGTATCAGACATAACAGCAACAGTAAATACTAATTCTGTTACTGAATTTGTATGTACAAGTAATCAAACTACTTTTACAATATCTTATACTGTGGGCGAACTAATGGTATTCTTAAACGGTATCCTTTTAGATAACGGAGTAGATTACACGGCATCTAATGGAACTTCTGTAGTATTGACAAATGGTGCAGCAGCAGACGATGTATTAACTATAAATACTGATAAATTAACATTTACTGCCACAGCAGCAACATTAGCAGACAGAGCTTTTAAAACTATTTCAGTATCAGGGCAGACAGATGTAGTAGCAGATTCAGCAACAGATACTCTCACTTTAGCAGCGGGGTCAAATGTAACTATTACTACAGCGGCTG